CCACCACCACCTCCCCCACCGCCACGTTGATTTTGATTCACGTTGATGTTGACAGTCCGCATCTGGCGAATCTGTCGAAGTGTGTTTAACGCATTCTGTAATTCAGCGTTGACGGCTTGAACTTCAGTAGCTAAATTACCGACACTAGGCATCACTGGTTGTGGTATTTGAGATAGTTTTTGCATGCTACCAGCCATCTTAGCGACGGCTGATGCATACGATTTGATGCCAGTGGTATTAGAAAACTCTTGATTAATCTGACGAATAGTGGGAATAATACTACTGTTTACTTGAACATGCAGTTGTGCAAATTCAGTAGCAATTTGTTGAATAATAGGCGTAAGCCTATCATTACCTATAAAATCAACTTTGAATTGCTCTGACGTCATTTCGCACTTCCCTTAAAACTATTTACCTTGCCCTCAACAGAGAGCGTGGTAATCAATGGCATTAGTAGGTGTAGCGGCTCTTTTTCGAGCGCACTCGGTAGGCAGTGAAACTCTCTACAGAGCCGCAACACCAATAGTTCTATGGGAGGATCTTCAGTACCTGTGTGCAGGTGCGCCATGACACGGTACTCTAGGCTTTTCCCTCGTTATCAGTTGGATTGCCAACGTTGTAGTATTGCTTAGCTATGTCATTGTACACAGTATTAAATTCACTGCGTGGTAGGTGCATCACACCACCCTCGACAAGCTTATCCATCCATTCAACAACCTGATAGTCAAGGATTAATCCCTCACCAACCATTGAAAAGAATCGGATGTCAGCAAAAGTCAACTCGTCAACCTTTAACTTATACTTTGGAATATAAGCCTGTTTCTTCCCATCGCTCATAATTACGTCCCACTTCCACCGCTAGTGTTGCTGGCTGATGTCTTCTGGATTTCTGGAGTATGCACACGGAACATGCCCATGATTGGACCTGCGCCATTGGCGTCAATGTCGGGGTACTTAAAGGTTTTGAGTGTAGCAGCTTTTGTAATCGGTGTGCGATACATTGCCGCAGTCCCACTCGAACCACCCTTGGGAACCCAACGAACATAAATAGCACCAAGTGTGTTGGCATTCTCAAAGGCTGCACGAACAAGTTCGTATGCCTCTCCAGCAACCTCAGTATAAACGATGTTAAAATCAATGTCCATTGCGTTACGCTTGCCACCCTCGGAAAGTGGAACGTCACCATCGAGGGTGTGCTCGTCACCAGTGTTGCGCTCTTGCTCAGTGCTAGTGATTGACTGAGACGAGCCACTCACATTCACCCAAGTGGTGAGGTCAGTGCTAATCTCAATACGACCTAACGCCTTGCTCACAGAACCAGTAGTCTGTGCCATGATATTACTCCTAGTTATTCTCTACTACGGTAACAGTACATACTATTGCGTCATAGTATTGCTCAGATCCCTCTGGCCACTCAACTAAACCGCTTGTCTGCTCAACATCATCTACAACATAGTGCTGTGCGGCTATGTCCCTAATGAGTGCGGCATACTCGCCCATGTAGTTAAAGACGTCAAAGGCAATACTAGAAACACCAATCCCAAGTGACACTGGCTGTAACAAGATAATATCTTGCAATCGCCATGCCGCATTAAATGAGCGACCTGATAACGTTGATCGCTCGTACCGTGTCGCTGCCATGCCAGCCCCACGATGAGAAATAAACCGATACGGTAGCTGAGCAGTAGATACACCATCCAGCAGTGTACTACTATAGCTTGCAGTGTACCCAAGTACACTTGTGTCAGCAATCGCTTCAATAATCTCACTGATTCCCGTATAGTTTGGCATTACAGTACCACTCTTACATAGTTTTCCAGCAACTTAGTCAAGAATGCTGGATATGATTGACTAAATACCTGACCATCTTTGCGCGTGAATGGAGACCCAACATTACTTGCAATCATATTATCCTTTTGCTTATACAGCAGTGATGTAAGATATGTTGCCGCATATTGAATCTGTCGAGGCGCGGTTATTGAGTATGCCCACCGACCAGTTACCTGAATACATGCATCTGGTGTGTTATCCCACGTCCAAACGATTGGAGCATCAAGTTTAAGTCGTACACCATACATTGGCTGATTGATTGCCACTGCATTGATTGGTAGTGTGACATAGTAGTTTTGATTTACCACTGTACCGTCGCCATTGATAATTTGCGTAATCTGGCAACAGTCGTAGCGATTAAACCATAACATACGCCAGTCGTAATAGTCATAGTAATTGTTGTAGTAGCTACGAAACAGATTGAGATACTGTTCGTACATTACTGCATCAAACTTTAACGTTGTATCAGTTGGAGCTTCAAACGTGCGGTCTGTTGCCTCATCAATGATTGCTTTAGCATCAGCAATCAATTCAGTAATCAAATCATCATCGGTAGTTGTTGCTGTTGGAATTTTCAACAGCTGTTTTACTCGTGCTAATGTGGTGTATGCCATTACAACAGCTCCGATCTGTGTAGGTGCGGTTGTGTGATATCGGGAATAAGGATTCTTCGTGTCCCTGCTACCATTATATGCCCACAGAGTACACCGAAGTGCGCAGTTTGTGTATACCCATGCTTCTGGCAATCAATACTGAAATACCAGTCGTTACAAGCGTTTCCACGTCGCTCAAATGCTATCTTCTCAAGTACATGCCGATTGATGAGCGTGATACCAAGCCCAACACCAGCAACGTCTTTGACTTCCTTATTCTTGACCAAACGCATGCATTCCCATGCGTCTTTTTCGGTCCAACTCAGACCCTCGCCATCTTGCACCGTCACAAATGCATTCCAACGGTGACTTGGCTTTTGACGTAAGCAATACACACCCATTGCCACATCTGTGTCAATGTCAGCCAATTCACAGATGGCGTCTTCTGGAATGACAATATCATCCTCTACTGCAAGAAATGCGTCACAGTCGGTTTGTAGGAAATGCTGACGTGCTTGTTCGTAATTCAATGTCACATTGTCATACCCATCAGCATGTGGCTGATTGTGTTGATACTCAACATACATGTGAGACTTACCCCACCGTTTGCGAGCATTCCACAGTGCCACATGTGTTTTGCCAATGGTACGCAATCGAGGCATGAATATAAACAATTTCACGTCAGCACTTCCTTACTGTTAGGCTACGATTTCAGCCACTGATGCCAAGTCATAGTCGCTAGCTGGCTCGTAACGAGCTTCACCAGCAAGTACAACAGCCGACAACAGAGCTGCGCCACTTGGCGTGATTTCAGCGCGAATGTAGCGCACGCTTTGCGTGGCACACTCTTGGTCAAGCACTTCAATCAAACCTTGTGTGTTGTTATCACCACTACCGCTAAACGTTCCAGCACTCAAGGTTTTGCCAGTGAGCGTAGTGGGGAACGTGCTACCATCAGTCCCACCCTTGATTACCACAGACACCGTGTTCGAGCCAATAGCACCAGCCGACACGATGAACAAACACCGACGAAACAACTGCATATCTACCGCATCGCTGTTGGTCTGCGAGTTGTAGCTTGCAGGATCTACCGTTGCAACGATAGCAAGCGACTGACTAAGACGCTCCGTATAAATTGCCATCTCTACACCTCTTACTATGCATTCAACTTAACAAATGGACTTACCTGATACGTGCCGCTTGCGAGAGTGATTTTGTCATTCAACGCAGGCTGGCCGTCAACGCGCACAGTCATCTTGATAGTCATCACGTCAGTCAAGAAGCCAGGTGCATCAGACGAACTCACCTGCATAGTACCACGGTCAGCAATGTAATATGCTTGACGATCAACAAGCATTACGTCACCAGCAGTACCCAACTCGGGAAGCTTTTCAGTGAAGTAAATCTCACGACCAAGCAAGCGCATTACTGGCATGCCCTGCAAGTTTGGCAAGAATGTAACAAAGTTACCGCTCGTTGCTAACTGCATGACCTGAGGCTCAACTGACTGATTCATAATCCACACTGCGCGACTCTTGGAGCTAGCAGGAAGACGTGCAATCATGTTGACCGCATCAGCAATCTTAAACTGATTGGCAGTATCACGAGATTGACCATAGGTGGCAGGTGCATTCAAAATACCCAACGGTTTGCCTACACCATTACCCTGCAAGAAGTTGTAATCCTCGAACCATGCTTTAGCCAAACCAAACTGACGAATGAGCATCGAGCTAAGAGCTGGCGCATCACGCATGGCTTCTTCCGATGCCTGAACATACCCACCAAGCTTGTTGACTTTGAGATCAATTTGGTCAAACTTCAAACTTGTCTGGCTAATGTTGCCAGCCTCGGCTGTCCAATAGAGCTTTACACCAGCCAAGAATGCAGACGAACCATCAGGTGAGATGGTTTGGTCAAGACGTGGTGCTTTGAACTCTGGGCTTGTCAACGGCAGCACAAATGCGCCTGGGCGAATAATGGATTCTTCGAGCGCAATACCGTCAATCATTGCGCCATACTCAGGTGGGATTGCGTAACCAACGGTTGTACCACTGGTTTCAATCTGCGTCTGCTTAATGCCATAGATGTCGGTAAGACGTTTGCTGTCACCGCGAGTGGCAGCAGTACAGAAATCGGCGAAGTTCTTAATGCCAGCATCAGCAGTGCCACCATCAGGAGTGACGATACCGTTCTTCGCAAGCGCAGGATCATTGAGAATGGCGTTAATCACGTCACTCTTAATCATTCCTGCCAGTTGTGATGCCAATGCATCAACTTCAATCGTGTTGATTGTCATCGTTTTCCTCGTACAAACAAAATTACGTTCTGACTAGCACTCGAACTCTGTTCCTCTTTTGGTGTTTCAGGCTCAACCTTGGAGATGAATGTTTTATACTCAGCTGGCGTTGGCGTTACTGAAATCTCAGTAACAACCCAGCTTTTCAATTCACCTTCTTCTCTTCGAGTGAGATGATTCGCACAACCTGTTGATAGACCGAGTGCACCAGAATTAATCAACTCTTTGATTCGACCAACATACTTGTTACGTCGATTCAGTTGAAATTCAAACCACACTCCTGTGTCATCAACTTCAGATTTAACTACACTTCCAATTGGATCAGGTATAGATTCAAGAGAGTGATCCCAGTAGAGTGGCATACCTTTGAAGTCACGCTCTTGTCCTATGTAGGTATTCTTTGTGAATTTGTCGTTATACAAATCCACAGACCCAAACACAATCCCCAAGCCACGATAAACATCATCATCAACATTCACCGACTTAATAGACGTGAAATCATCGAATGACTTTGCACTATCCATCCATGAGGTTGGCAAAGCCTTTTCAAGACCTTTGCGCTTTGCCAGTTTAATCAATCGCTCTTTGAATACATCGAACGTAATCTTTCCACGGTAACGACCCCAACTCGACACCGCATCTTTTACGTCTGATGTATCTAACACTGGGAATGCTCTATCCTCAGGAATAACGAAATCACTGTCGGCAAGTTTATTTCGCTGTGCTGATGATAGCATTGATTTCATCTCATCTTCAAGCGAATCATACTCACTTTCATCTTCTGACTCGTCTTCCATTCCATCTTCTGATTCATTCTCTTCAAGTGACTGATCACTAATGAGCCAGAAGCGACACAATCCATGTGGATCTACTTGACCATTAACAATAGCACACCCACCACCACGATAGAACGCACATTCCGAACAGCACTTACCATAGTGTGGAGTGTTTTCCTCACCATCCTTATAGTCACAACCGTTTGCATCATCGCCAAGCTCGAATGGTCCATATCGAGTGACGATTGCGTTGAGTGCATCCGCCAAGGCAATCTGTTTATCAGTTAACATCATTGTGATTCCTCTGTTTCACTACTTGTCATTGTTGGCTTACCATCTTTTGGCATTCCCTCACGCCTTTTCCGTGCTACAAGTTTTTTGCGCTCGTCTTCAGTGAGACGCATTGCTTTGGACTTTGGTAAGCACTTTGGGTATCCATCTTCACTCTCCGTATCAGATCGTCCACACGGCTGATATCCAACAATCTTACCATTCTCTCGAATTGGCTTCGATATATCTACCCAAGCCTCATCAAACCAATCGCGCAAATCCTTTACTGCTTTTGCGCTACTGGCTTTCCACTTTCCACCACGTTGCTTATACCAACGAGATGCCCATGCATTTGCATATGCTGATGGGTATACATCGAACCTACGTTTTGCCTCAGCAATAGCGCGATTCCATAAGTCAGTATCTAACGGCTCGTTTGCACGTTTTACCGAATCATCAACAAACTTTTCACGCCAATACTCTATCACAATTTCTTCTATTGATTCAATAGACTTGGTTGTGACATACGGCTTCTTTCCACCGCGATTTTTGACAAGCTTCTCATACGTTGACACTAGATATGCAGACGAGTATGGTGATGGAAACTTGTCATACTTTTGACGTGCCATGCGTCGTGCTTTGCGGTATAAGGCAGGGTATTTTACCTGCGATGGTATTGGCGTTTGTCCAGATGTAGCTGGTTTTGCTTGTGGTGCGTTTGGTTGATTGGATTGTCCAAGACGATTATATCCAGACACTCTACGACCACCACGATAGTATGGTTTTACTTCAACGGCTTTACGGCTGTCTAGTTGTTTGACAATCCGTGACACCCAAGAGAATGCAGAGTCACCCCCCCATCCATGCCACGCTTGCCAGCCTTTACCTTGTTCACTCCAAGTGCTACCTTGTTTGTCTACTGCATGACGTCGAAACCATGCATACATGGTGCGAATGTCTTGCTCGGTAAAATCCTCATTGTTGATAAGCTGTCTAGCTCGTGCCATGCCTTGTGCAATCATGCCTCTCTGGCTTGGTGGCTTTTCCGCACGAACTTCTAATGCTCGTCGAGCTGCTTCTCTAGCCGCAGCTGGTGCTTTCCACGTTTGTTTCATATTGAAACCTTTACCAAACGTAAAATCATGTTACCTGGCACGGCAGCAGTTGGAGCTTGTGCAGTACCAGTTCCTGCATTTGCACAATTAACTGAAATAGTAATCGTACTTCCTGCTGCCTCCGCAAATATTAGTGTGGTAGTAAGCACTGCTTCACCTGCAATGAATGCCAATCGAGAAGACTGCAATTCTGAAGTAACACCGTTGCTTTGCAAAAATCGAATCGTGGTATTAGATGTCACACTGTGTGCGTAAAGAAACGATGCAACATACATACCACTACTAGGAAGTGGTACTTGCGTTACTGGTGTGGTTACTGTGAAGTTCTGTTGTTGATTGGTGTACGTTGTAATAATCGTATCAAACGATACGTCAGTATTGGTTGCCGCATTCACCGTCAAGTTTGTACTTCGACGGAGTACAATGTTGCGTGCAGTTGCCACTGGCGTGAGTGTATTGTACAGATATTGCAAACTACCGCTTGAGCCTAGCTGATTGTTCCATAACAGCGCAGTTAACGCTGTTCCTGTGGTTACATTTGCTGGTGCTGTCCAAGTCATGATACTCTCCTATAGAAACTGATGTAATCCGTCAAACTGTCCAGATGTAGATGAAAACACTGGTACTTCTGATGCACCAAGTGTAGTATTAGCTGTGCTATTGTGTGCAGTATCTGGTGGGCTTGGAAGACTATACCGATATACCGTAAGTGGTGTCACCTCAGCAATCCAGTTTGTCACGCTATTTGTTTTTGTGTGCGTAATAGCATGAACGCCATAGTTTCCAGTGTAGTATGTATATGTATCTGCTAAGTGCAAATACCCATAGTTCCCACCAACCCACATAGTATTAATGACGCTTGTCCAGTTTGTGCCGTCTGCGCCCCATAAGCCACCAACTGCAATCGCATTGTGTGAAGTTATCAGTAAGTTATCAAGATAAATATCATACGTAGAACCATTGTAGGCAATAGTATATACATGCACATCTTTGCTGTCCCACCCAGTGATGCGCGAAGACTTATAGCTTGAGCCAACACGACTAATAAGATGATCGTGATTTGTTGACCCATTACGATATACGTGAATATCTGCATATGTCCATAGTGGATTGCCACCAATTGTTGCGCTGTTACCAATTGACATGACAAATGCTTTTTTATTCTGCTCAAAGTTATCAAAGCGCATAATAGCAGTGTATACACGAGATGTGTATGTACCATCAATAAATATATTATTCGAGCCATCATATCGTATTGCGGCCTCTTGATTGAAGTCCATCAAAGGATATGGCAATGTCACGTATGGTGCTACTGTTGACCACTGATCTTGTGCTTGGTAAAAAAATGGCAAAAATCCTTGAAGAGAGAATGCCTCTTCATACGTTGCATACACAGTTGCCATGTTCTGTGTGGTTGACATTTCAAATTCATTCCACAGTGCATATGTACTTGATGGAGATGAAGTTGTACTCTGCCATAAATTATCATTATTGACAGTAGAATCCCATGCTGAAATTGAAAATGCGCCAGTGGGATTTGCATTGCGTAGCACTCCATTGCGAATGACTATCTGTGTCATGCTATACCACCTTTATCAACGGTATAATCCGTCGTTTATACTTACTGCGCATATATCGTGTGACATATCCAAGCATCTGTTGCTCGTTTCGCCATCCACGCCGAAAGTGATAACTTTTTTGCGTGTTCTGCCAATGAACTACTGGTGCATATGAGGCTGGATTAGTCAACGTGAGTACATTTCCTTGACGCAATATAGTCCACTTTGTGTACAGTAATTCTGATGGCGTAGTCACTTTACGTGATCCGTCTTTGCCATATTGAATCCACCCGACACCACGTTGCCAGTAACTTTTCTTGACACCAATTCTGCCGTTTTTTGTGCGGCGTGTAGCTGGTGGTGGTGGTGGTGGATATACCTTAATCCATTCCTCACCAGTCATTGCAAGGTCTTGAATCATGTCCTGTATGAGACGCTTGACCTTTTGCTCATACGTGTCTCCACTTTGCTGTGCTTGCACCATCTTGGTGAGAAACCTACTCATTGTCACTTTACTTTGTGCCATGTCAGTTCCTTAGCACGAGATAGCATCGGCAGTATGGATGCGCAGGTGGTGGTGTTGTCCACACTCCCTGCATTTTGTTGTTGAATCCACGACAGATTGTACACACCATCTCATCTTCCTGTGTTTGCCAGTACGCTTTCACAGGGACACCAATGCTTTCCATATAGGCTTGCATTTGCATTAACACCATGGCTGACATGTTGGTGTACTCAGTGATAGCAATAATCTCAGACCGTCGAGCACCAAATGCAACATCAAGCACCGCACTTGTCAGTGGAGTATTACTACCAATGATGGTGGCTAAGTACCGTCGTGTAGTGTCTTCGAGTTGTGCACGTCGCTTCTCGACATACGAATTCCACTCTGGTGCAAGTGTAATTGCTAGTTCTGATGGATCTATCGCTATACCACGTTGCTTTATCTCTTGTTCAATCTTGGCAGAGTAGACGTTACTGATATTGATATTCAGAATCTCAGCAATCTTCTGACCAACGAGTTTGGCATACTTGTCAATATCTATCTGGCCAGAATCGGCAAGCATCATGCGCTTTACCTCTTCCATAGCTTTGACAATCATGTCATACAGCTCTCGCTCATCTTCCTCGAAGCCAGTGCCAGCTACACGCTTCATGCTATTGAATAGCATATTAATCTCATCAGTACATGATGCGTGAGTAAGTGATTCACGAATGATGTGTTGCTCATCAATCGGGATTGTATCTGATACAAACTTCACATTTGGATTTTTGCCATTGTTGAATGACTTCAATGACTTGGTGCGCCACTTGCTTAAATCGAATGACTTCTCTGGTGGTGGCACAACATTAGGATTCATCTGCTCTGGTTGCGCGCTTGGCGCAGTAGCATCAATAATCTCCTCTGGAGTGTCAAACTTATCATCAATGTTCATCGGAGCTTCTTGGATTGGTCCATACCCCATCATGTCACGCGCTTCATTGACAGTAAGAATTGGCGATCCAGTAAGCTGGATTACTCCCTGTGCTTTGTCAATCTCATTACGCTGATATGTTTCAAGCTTATTTGGCACTGGCACGATGCGAATGTTGAAACGTGTGAAGTATTGGTCGTTAAGTGCGTTACAGATAGAAAGTGCCTCTGGATATACCGTATTCTCATAGAAGCCAAGGCGATCAACTTGTGCTGTTGCATATGTGGCAGCATTGCTTAGCACCAGACTATGCGGTACACCAAGTGCCGTAAGAACATCGGTACGGCTTTGTTCGGTTAAGTCTGGATTGACGGTATCTTTTAGCGTGTCTCCAATTACGATTGGCTTGACATCGGCGCGAATGCCAACGGATTGCCATGCGTTTTTTACTCCACTAATGAATCGCTTCCACCATGCTTCCAGTTTTTCAATCTCAGCCTGTTGTGTCGCTCCACCAACGGTCAGCAATGTAGCTTTGATTGCGCCACGCTTCCAGAAGTTTTCGAGAAACGTGTCTAGGAAATACAGTGTAGATGCTGCTCGCATTGCTGTTTCTGCATCAGATGTACCTGGCCCAATCTCAGCATCTACCGAATCAGTCCAGAAGTAGATAACTTCATCAAGTGAGAGCTGATACGTTTTCTCATTCATAGTGCGATAAAAACCAACCAAGCCTTTTGTTTGGTCAATGATTGGCTTCATCGTCAGTGGCATGAGTGATCGCATGCGCTTGGATATGCCAAAACGATTCTTTTCAATGAGTAAATATGCATGACCGTAGATACATAGATTGAGTTCTACTTTTTTTAGTAGCGGTCTCAACGTGTGCATCAGCTCAATCATATCTTGTGCGTGAGTGACATCCTCACCATTGCGCACTATCTGATAGGGAAACGAAGCGACACTATTCGCACGGAGTTGAATAGCAGACTTCATTACTGGCACCATCTTGTATGCGTTTTGCACACTGATGGGATTACTATCGTCTGGTTTCCCCTCGAGGATGCGCCAATACGACGCTGGAAACGCTTCAATCGGTATGGATTTTACTCCCATAGCAACAACTTCCCTCCATATCCAAGCATCGGCATTGCGCCACTGACACTATCAACATAGTCATCGTGTTTGCCAGCGGGAAACATGCACACCTCATCAAGAAACTCATCTACCCATTTACCATTGACAATGCAAATCTTACCACTTTCAGCTCGACTTGCCCATGCCATAGCACGTTGTATCTTGTCATTCCTCACGTCAATAGCGTATATCGGTACGTGTGCAATCTCTGGAATGCGCATCAGCTCTTGTAAAGCTGCAATACCGTGTAACGCTTTTTCGATGTAGTGAGATGTAAACGGCTCTGAAAGCATTGTGCGAATCATGAGCTTTTGTACATCTGGCCATTCTGCGCGAACATGGATTCCATCTCGTAGAAAAATTGTGCCGTTGTTATCCATGCCAACTGCCACAGATGCAGTGTAGTCTGAATTTGACTTCACGCTTGCTGCCAAGTCCCAGTAACGAATCCAGTTCACTTCTGGCATGAAACTAGTCGTGGTAAACCAGTTGCGCTTGAACATCGAGCCTGATGGGTCAACAAAGTCACCGTCAATCTCTTGCGCTTGCCAGTCAGACGTGTACGTCTCCATGAGCGTTTCCACGAAGTCTTCTGGTAGGAAATGATTCTCTCGTGTACTTGACTTGATTATTTCATACTTGCCACCTGAGGTAAAGCGTTTATACACCCAGTTTGATTTTCCTCTTGGCGTGGTCACTGCCCATCCACGGCTTGGTCGTTCACGAATACGACCAACAATGATTTTCCATATGAGATCATCTAGCATTGCAGCTTCGTCGAGCATGAACCATCCAATGTTTGGACCACGGAGTTTGTCTGGATCTTCACCTGACCGAAACATGACAGTACGATCGCCACGTAATGTAGCGACACGGAGTTTTTTCTCATACTCTTTGAGGATTTTGGCTTCTTCTGCAAGTTCAAGAAACGTGCGTAGCGTGGTGTCTTCGAGCATGGTATAGGTAGGCGCAACAATCATTCCTGTTGTGCCAGCACTTTGCCGAAAAGCTTCTATCGTTCCTGCGCGAGTCTTTCCTGACCCTACTCCACCGACAAAGAGTCTAAACTTCGCTTGGCTTGTCCAGAAGCGGCGTTGCGGCTCCGTCATCGTTGAGTGCTTGATGACTTGTAAGTCCGAGGTCGATGACATAGTCCTCTGTCCGATCATGTTCAATTACTTTGCGACCATACGAATGTGGGTATCGTCGCTCCAACTTCCATGCGGCAGCTTGCCATACGCCATCTGCTGCAGCCTGCTCAATGCGCGCTAGCCATCGCATAGCCGCCTTGCCCTCAGCCATTGCAACAATCTCTTCAAACTCTGGATAGTCACGCTTCCAGTTCTTGAAGGTATTTTCGTTTATGCCAGCAGCTTGTGCGGCTAGTCTATACGTCGTACCAAGCTCTATGGCTTGTCGAATGATTTCAACGCGCTCAGGTGTATACTTATCGTTCGCCATTTCTGTTGCCCTTTATCGTATACCCACGTTCACTCAGTTCATCTTTGAGTGCGTTATAGTCGTCACGACTATATACCTCTACCAATACTATATACTTTTTTTGCCCATCAAAATCAATATCTGATGAGTGTTGTTTTGGTAAGTGTGCGGTATCTGATATCAGCAAATCTTTGATGCTGTTATCGAACTGTTCCATATCCTTTATGAGGTCTTGAAACTTTTCCGTGTCAATCTTGGCTAGTGAACCTATTGGGTCAAATGACGCCAATATCTTTTTTTCTTCCTCTTCACTTAGCTCGACGTGCGTTACTGGCACTAATGACACATTGTTTTTCAGTGCCATATGGACTCGAAGATGCCCATCTATGATATGACCAGTGACATCATTGACAATGACTGATTGCACAAATCCAACATCTTTCAGAATGCCATGAAGTACATCCTGCTGGCGATATCCATGAATGCGGTAGTTCTGTGGATTTGCCAGCAGTGAAGCTGGGTCTTCGTCACTGTGTCCAACAATGCGTAAGTTATACATATGTACTCACTATGGTTTCACCACGTTCTTTACGTGACGAATCATTGCCATACGTTCCATGTCGGTCAAGTCTGGATTGTGCCTTACTTCGTAGTATCTCATTCTCCTACCAAGGTTATCAGCAAATTGACCAATGACCAGATTATCTTTTTTAATCTGCTCATCTGGTACAAACTTTACGATGATTCCATTATGCTCAATGAATGAATCTTGCATTACTTTGCTCTTTTGATTAGTGATACTAAATCATCTACATACGAGCGAATGTCAGTATCTGGTGACTTTGCTGGCCATATATTGAATGCCAACCGATAGAGATAGTTGGTGTCTTTTATCTTCTGCCATACCAAGTCTGCAATTTGACTCGGAGTAAGCATACTGTTTACTTGTTGCTGAAGTTGAAACACTTTTGCTTCAAGTGACTTCACCGTGCCATAGAGCGCAGTCACATCATCCTGCGCACGTTGCGCTTTTGAGTTTGCTACGTTTGCACTGATATTGATTGCATTGATAGAAGCCTTGAGCGCATTTAGTGCTGTTTCATCAACGTTCACCACTGTGCCACTTGGGTGATCACCCCATGCAATATACCCAGCAACCTTGAGTGTACGTTGCCGCCACTCGTTGGTAGCAAAACCAATCCATAGTTCGTCATTGATTATTGACAAGTTAGCATGGTCGTTCTCACCAAACCATAGCATTTCAGGATTGCTATTTGGTTTAACACGATATAGACGTGTACCCCATGGACCGTTTGCCACCAAACGACCCACATGCAGAAAGAACAGTGTTCCTGTCTTATCTACTGTGAATTGACATCCACCAGCAGGATATGCTGGTGCAACTTCTGGTATGACAATTACATCTGGATTGTTCGTAGTCATTAGTTTGTTACCTTTGGTATCAGCTCTGCATAGACGTACAAATCGCTGTTGGTATTGTTAAACTTCTCGTAGTAGACTACACACTCAAAGTTTCCATTATTTGCCAAAATCAGTGACTTAAGTTCTACTGGATTTACGTTGTCGTAATACTCTCCATCACGAAGATGCCCACCATCAATTGCGCTATGTGGCTCACGTTTCCCTGTAGCACAGGTGATAATAATCTGACAGTCACCTGATACATAGTCAAACATCGCTGGCACAATGCTTGCTGGTGGTACGTGCTCGAGTGTCTCAGTGCAAATGATTGTGCGATACTTGCCCAAGTGCGCTTTTGCTTTGGTTTTGGTAATGTCAACAATCACATCAACACCATTACCGCCAGCAATGTCGATGCCAACATACTTACATCCTGAAAACGCATCGCGTGCGCTGCCGTTAATGTTGCGTGATCCAATTTCAATGATTGGCTCTCGAACTACCTTTGTGTCTGCAATCTGTTTGATAAACTGATAGGCTTCTGCGTGCATCTAATCCTCCTTTGTGTTCGTAAATGTCATGATATTAAAGTACACTGACCCTAATAACTCTGTTGGGGTGGCATACGTGTAGATTTGTTGAATCACAAACCACTCAAAGATATTAATTGTATCGTTTGTAAAACAAATAAATGCTACTGGACCACTCTTGGCGCACTGCTCTACTTTCTCTTGGATTACCTCTATATTTTCAATTGTAACTGGCTCAAGACACAAAACACAGTCTGCTACTGAAATCATAGTGTCATCGAATTTTTCGATGTGATAATTAGACCAAAGCCTGACAATTTCTGATGCATTGCCATAGTTTAGGTCTACAATTTTTGCATCGTAGTTATCTTTTAATGTCATTTGTAATGCCATAAGAACATAATCATGCACTTGCATAGGCGCAGTCATTCCATACTCCATTTCGCTGTCAATACACGTTCAGATACGGCACGCCCATAATGCTCGCGAATATAGAGTGCCAACTTCACTCTATTATGATACAACACGTTAGCAAACTTAAAATCATGTTCTGGAAGTTTGCCAGTACGACACCACTTTAGTATGCTTTGACCATTGATGAATAGTACACGCTGAAGATAGAGTGTTGGTATCTTCTCTGCGTATATTTGTTGTCTTGCATTGTTGAGCATGTTTACATACTCTGGCAATGTTGGTCGTATTGCTTTTGATAGTGCATACCCCTTAGACAACCATTCTGGTAGACGTTTTTTATCAACAATGCGAAACATTTTGCCAATATCACTTGAAAGCGGCAACAATGGTAATTCGTTGTGAGATATAAACACGGTTATCGTATTGTGATTACAGTTCCACAACTTAGCGAGATGATACACTGGTATTCCATTTTCGTGTCTTTTATCCAGCATTGAAACATCATGCTGTTTGCAATAACGAGTCACACAATCAATTGTCGTGCCAATATGAGTTGCTATTGATTGTGCTGGCATGATGCCAATCATAGAATTTATGAATTGGTAATCATCTACTGTGAAGTGCTTACGCTGTTTCATTTCTTTCTCATCATACTCTTGTACGGCTCGATTACCAAATTCACTGCTTGCACTGGCACGATAACTGTTTCAGAGTGAGGAAACACTAAGCCAACCTTGCGCCGATGCGCATCAACGTCAACTTTGACTTTCATGGCAAGATCCTCAGAGTCAAATACTCCAACAACCACATGTCGTGCGTCTCCATTACCACAACAAATACACTCAACCTCTAGCACTGCGTAGTGAAAGAAGTTACTCATCTTTTTTTGTCCAGTCTGCAACATACGATGCTGCTTGATATGAGTTTAGAAATTCTGGAGTCTTTACTGTAGTGCCATCTGGGTACACAATGGACTTCGAGTGCATTCCCATCACCTTCATTGTCTTGTGATGGTGAATTTCATAATCAGCACCAGTGTCTTGTGTTTTGATATCATTCATTGAAATGCCGTAATGCAAAATATACCACACTACTGATGCGCCAAGACAAAAACCAATCATGCCAGCTAATACATAAAACATCATTCACTCCTTAATAATTTGCGTAATCAAAATAAGTCTACCTATTGATACTCCTAAGTACCTACTACGTCATGCAATGGCCAGATTCGCAGTGCATTTCCTCATCATCGAACATGTCTACCGTGTCAGCCTCGAGTAGTGTGCGCAGTGGGCGTTGCTTATTCCACAAGTACACCTCGTCTTTGTTGCCAAACTTTTTGCGCTTGGCGTTAAGGATATCTTCAAGCTCAATCACCTGCGTGAAGAGTTGCGGCTCTTTTGCCTTGAGTTGAATCCAGTCATAGTCACTCTTGTATGGACAGAACCAACACGACGACTTTGGCGGCACTGGCAATCCTGCATCAGCAATAATCTGCTGGCACTGCTGACGACTTAAGCGTAGGTCAATGAGTGGGTATTCTTTGCGCGTAAGCACGTCACGTTCAGGATCATCGGTGCGCATTCGATGAACCTCATCAATGCTGATACCAACACCAACTGGAATGCGATTAGTGCGAGATGCGCCAAGCACGTCACGACAGTAACGGTCAATGACCTGTACTTTCCACTTGGTCGTGCAGTTGCGATAGCCAGGACCAGCACCTTTCATGCGCACTGGAATAGCGATATCGTTGTAATCCTCAACGAGTGCCTCGAGTAATGTCTTCCCATGATTCTTGCGATCCCACGACATCTCTACGTAGGTGATGCCATTGTTGTTGGCATACGGCACAACGGTTTCGTTGATGTACTCAATTGTGCGTGGATTCTCACTATCGTTGCCTACGTTGGCAAAAAGAAAGTGCGTGTATGGCAGTTTCCCTTGAGCGGAGAGCACCATAGCTGCCATACTCTGCACGCCACCACCAAAGCTAAATACTCTCATTGTTTCACCGTCGCTTCGTATGTACCTTCTGGCGTTTCGACATTGTAGACCACGCCACTTGAAACGTAGCGCAAAAACTCTACCACTGGTTGTCCCACGTAGCCAGTATGCTCACATGCGGCTTTCCCACACGCCTTAGCGCGTCCATTCGCCATAATGTCGTACACAATTCCGTCAATCTCAACCTCATATCGTGCTGGCATTGGTTCGCTCTCTTTCCCCGCAATTAGATTATAAATAGCATCACGTACTAATTTGTTCAGTCCTCGTTCTTCCATACCGCTCTCCCCTTTCGTACTACTATCCACTGCTCCCAACATGGCTTACTGGCACTCCAGTGCCACCACCCATACCCGCCATCCCATAGATGCTGAAACATCGCATACTGCACGTCTGGTGGTGCGTCTGCGGCTGTGGGGTACATGCCGAGAAAACGTGTGCTGGTCATTTCGTACACGCCATTGGCTAGTGGGATGATTGCCCAACGATCATCTTTTGACCACACCCAGTACGAGTTGAACTGCCATGCGCCAGTGTCAATTGTGCCATCACGATTGACGTTGACTGCGGTGTAGTTGATAGTGCCAAGCGTCTTGGTGTCACCGCTCTCACACGTCGCTATTGCTGTCGCTTCTGGGCTGATTGTCATCATCAGTGCGGTCAGGAGGAGTAACCTCCCCATCATCAAACTTCCGAATTGTTTCAAGTGTGTGTACAAGTGTAAGCCCTCCTAGCCACTTAATGTAGCTCACCATGTGCCTGTGCACCTCTTTTATGCTTTTCGCAACCATGCCATTCGACTCGCAGTAGATTGGCAACGTTGCAATCACATACCGATTACGACCAACTTTGCGCGCTTGAAAGACTGTTCGATAGAAGAGCTGGAGTTGCACACGCACTATCTGGTTAGCGTTATCGTAGTGATAGATTACTTCTTGTGGGTGTGTTTTGCGAACAAGTTTCATCTTGTACTTCTTCTGTAAAACATCGTCCAAATCGTACTTGACTTGCGCGTCAATCCACTCACGATTTGATAATCCAAACACCATGTCCAGCTTCAACGCAAAGTCTGCCGTAATGCGGACGTACCCCTTGAATATGTCGTTGATGTGCTTTTTGGTGACGCCAGTGCGCATTGCAAGTTCGGTCTGTGTCATTCCTAACCGAGTGAGATGGATATAGAGTAGCTCACTCGGCGTTACGTAGTCTGGAGAAACAATTGGTTTGCCAATCTTGCGACCCATGTTACTCCTCGTGATCAGCGTAATGGTCAATTACCAGAATCGGCACAAGAAACATTGCGAGCAGTGCTAAGAGAATCAAAAAGTCAATCACTTCATCCTCTCAATCTTCACAAGAAACGAATACTCGATGGGAAACACGTTGTTGATGTGTTGTACGATGCTGTGCCAGTTAATACTGTCTTTGTAGTGATGAACATCAGCAAAACCAGTATCATTACGACCAATATACACTATATTACTCATACAGTCAATATGTACAAAGCCTGCTGTTTTTATCCATTCACGCTGAACTAGATACGGAATTTTGTCGTTGGTCGCATTGATGATGGATAATTCATCGAATACTGGCACCTCGTACATTGCCCAGATACCGCGCACATGTGCTGTGTGTGTCATCAAGTGCTTGCTTGGCTTCCCGAGTGCGACAACTGAAATAAACATACACTCACCTCCTTTCATGACTATACCGTATCACAAGAGCAAAAAGATACGGTCAATTTCCATTTATTCTTTTGTGATATAATAATCATATCGCACGGAAGATTGACACTTTGCTGCTGGTAAATCACCACCGTGCGTTCATGGGTTGGTAGCTCAACGGTAGAGCATATAGGCAGAAACTGACGATCGTTGGTATCGAACAGGAAGTAAGTCTAGCGTATTGGTTCGAATCCAATTCAACCCACCACTTGGGGATGTAGCATATAGGTAATGCGCCCATCATAGTATCAGTATGGGAAGAATGTAGGTTCGATTCCTACGAGCCCCACCAATTTGGGGGATGTAGCGTATTGGTGAAAGCGGCCGCCCATTGCGGAAGAGATCGGGTTCGATTCCTGGCTCCCCCACCACTAGACAAGTCACGAGCAATCGTGGCTTGTTTTTTTGCACAAAAATGCGCTGACCCGATCTCTCGCTATCATGGTCATGCATGTAGGTCGAGAGTGGATATGCCAGCGCAGGAAAATTGTACCACTATTTGCCATCAACGATGCCACCGCACATGCGAAATGCGGAGCATTTAGCACACATATATATATTATCTATATATGGTAGAAAAAACTTCTATACTTGACTAGAAGAAACTTCTATACTTTTGGTATAAGTATAGAAAAAAGTTCTATACTTGCTATAGAAGAAACTTCTATACTTTTAGTTGACTTAAAGAAACGGTGACTCAACAGCGTAATATGCAATTCTCTTTTTTGCAATTTCAACATACTCGGGGTTTATGTCAATTCCAATAAATTCATTTCCCTCAAGCACTGCGGCGCACCCAGTCGAGCCTGAGCCGGTGAACGGGTCTAATACGATGCCACCCTTCGGCGTGACCATGCGCACCAAGTAGCGCATCAAGGCGATGGGCTTGACGGTGGGATGGTGATTGGCTCTGCCGTCGGCGCTGTCTAGCCCCGCCTCGCGCTCAGCCTTCGACGCTTTGGCCACATAGAAAAAGCGTGATGCACCGCCGGCGTCACCCCCAAATGATTTTTCCCAATTTTTACCGCTGTATTTTCCATAAATATTACGTTGCTCACTTCTTAAATGATGAGGTTCTAAATTACCACTTTTCAATGTCCCACTCTGTTCGTCCAGCACCTGCGCCGCCTCCTCGTCGAATATGACGTTGGCGGGCCAGCGTCCGGCGGTTGGGCGTGGCTCGCCGTCTTTTAATCCATATTCATGAGATGCGGTGTCGTTGTTGCGTCCGTTGCCACCCCAACCAACAACATCGGTCCCCACCCTGCACCCGTCAATGTTCAACGCCCCAACGCCCCACGTCATCACATTGTCGGCAACGGTACCAATCAGTGGTTTGCGGGCGAGCACGGCGGGTTCATTGGCCGGCTTCAACGCAGTGCCCCAGCCGTGCCATGCCTTGGCGGCGTCGGTGCTGGGGGTGGTGATGGTTCGCAGTGCATTGGGTCTTCCTTTGTCAAAATCATGTACAATAATTTTTTCATTTTTTCTTTTGCTAAAGTCATAATGCGGGTCTTCGACTCCCACCACCTCCCGCTCCGCTCCTGCCTGCTTATCAATCGCCTTGCTGACATCGAGCGACTTCGGGAATCCGCTCCCATAAATCCATTGGATGCAGTCCCGAATCTCAAAGCCCGCATCCTCGATGGCCACGGTCATGCGGTGATATGTCCGTGACCCGCCGAAGGCAATCAAATGTCCACCTGGCTTCAATACCCTCAGACACTGCTGCCATACGGTGATGTCGTAGGCAATGCCAGATTTATCCCATGCATTGCCCATAAATCCCAGCTCGTATGGTGGGTCGGTCACAATGCTATCAACGGAATTGTCAGGAAGTGACGCGAGAACTTGACGGCAGTCACCAAGATGAATTGTTGTCATCACTTTTCTCTTATCATTTGACCATCAGTCAATTTTGTCTTATAATGCTCTTGCATATACACGGCGATACACACACGAGTGCCAGCAGTTACCACCCCTGCTGGTGCTCGTGTGTTTACCGCTGAATTGGTGCACTGGTGATGAACCGCAGTACCACATTCAAGAGTGCAGCCACAATCGCCAAGATGCGCTCGTCAAACACCGCAAAGTCCACAAACACCCCAACAATCGCCAACGCCAACACAATCACATTCACCCACACCGTCTTGCTCTGCCACCACTGCTTGCTCATACTACCCCCTACTGCATTAAATAGCGAATTACCAACGGCCAGACAAACGTGATGAATGCCAGCGCACCCTTCCAAAACGCGACCTGCTTCTCCTGCTCGACCAAGCGCGCTTTCACATCCGCGAGTTCCTGCTTAATCTGCCCAAATGACCCATCACCCTTTTTTAACTCGTCTCGAAACCCCTCGAGCAGGGTCTCAATTCGCATCAGTCGCTCATCAACCGTTGGTGGCATTCCACTATTCCTTTCGTAAGTAATACCCTACATACCCCCAGAATCGTAAGTATGGAAACTTGTACGGATCGTACTTCCCCATTTTATCAATTCCCCCATGCGATGTCACCATTTCTATCTCGTATTTTCTCATCCACTCCGCAACTTGCTCTGCACAACTATCAACCTGTACATCTGGCCACGCATCCAATAACCGCTTGCTGCCAGTGTTCACTAACTCAATCCCTAGTGACATACTATTCGGTGTCACTACTGGCACTCCACTACCCTTTCCAATTGTCCCAATCTCACTATTCCCTACATGATGCGCTATCACATCATCCCTTACCATCCGATATCGCGTCCCATCTTTCCCAATTACCACATGCGCAGATACCCTGCGATCATTCTTCTGCAAATACTTTAGCTGGTCCTCTACCTTCCCATTCCCCCCAGTATGATGTAACACAATTACTCTTGGATTCCACCCACGCACTCCCCCTACTACACTCTCGTCTGCTGGGTACACTATCACCTTATGATTTGTTGGCATATCTCACTCTCCTTTCTCCAGTATTGTACCCTCACTCACTCTTAGGGTATGCAACGTGCTCCCATCACCGTGCGCTCGTTGTGGCCAGTTGTGTGTGTATTGCTTACCGCTTGTCTTGGAGTGGCTAGAATCAATTCCCGGGCTGAGTGGTCAACAAAGACCCTGCACTTTGTTTGTGTTAACCATTACGGCACGGCTCGGCACTGCCTCGAGGGTCGCGGGTCGGTCCTGTCGGTGGCACTGCCTCGAGGCTGGTCGGCTGGTTGGCTGGTTGGGGGCTGGTCGGCTCCGTGCTCCGTGCTCCGTGCTCCGTGCTCCGTGCTCCGTGCTCCGTGCTCCGTGCTTACCACTTGACACAAATACAATGATGATATACAATGGTGCCACGGTATATCAATGCCGTGTGTGTATCGCTTGTATAGAGGAGGTCTGCTATGGGTGCTCGTGTGCTGTGGGGTGTGTATCTGACTGATGGCCTGATTGCTCGCATGGGTGGCACGGGTCGGGGTCTGTATCTGACGTCGACCGTCATCGACCGCTTGGACTACTTCGGCACTGCTGAGGCGTCTATGGACTACGGCACGGCCGTGTCAATGGCTCGTCGGCTGTCGGTGTCCTACGGTGAGGTGGCGGTCATCCGGTGGTCATCGTGTGGCAGTGGTGCGACGGTGGCCATATGCTATCGCAATGGTCAGGAGGTGCGCTAGTGAGTACGTTCGTTTTCGTTCGTGGTGTCGGTACCTGGTTCTGTGAGACTCTCAAGGAGGCTAGACAATGTGCTCGTCGTGTGTCACGTCAGTACCCTGAGTCGGTCGCTACTATCGTCTGGTGTGGGCAAACGTTCGGGCACGCTATCAACGGCAAGGAGGTGCGCTAGTGACTAACGCAATTAAAAACGCTCGAGGTTGGCAGGTGTCGGGCTCTTCTCGCACGTTCGTGCGCTTGTGGTTCTGTCCTGAGGAAAATGCGGGGTTTCCCTACGCTGTTGTCGATGCGCCCTCACTCCGTGGTGCTGTGCGCTTGGCACACGCCGAAATGCGGTCGATGGCGTGCCGTGTGTATCCGTGGTATGTGTCCGCTGATGTGTGCGTGCGCCATGGTCGTGGTGCATACGATTTCGACGTGGTCGGTGGCTGGTCGTGGGCTGGTGGGCAGATCGTTTGGATGTCTAACGCTGATATGATTGCTAGCATGATGAAGGGTGGCAAGTAATGACAACTCCGTTGCAATGGTACGTTAATTACCCTGAGCAATTGGCTCGGCTGGTTCGGTCGCTTGATTTCCGTATGGGCGGTATTGCTCTTGATGGCGTATCCGCTGAAGACGTGGTGCATGACGTCTTGGCATACCGTGGTGACTATCCTCTGACAGGCAACGTGTATAACTCGATGTACCGCTTGGCTCTCTCTCGCCTCCGTGACGTGATGCGCCATCGCTCGTGTGGTGTGGTCAAGGTCGAGCAACTCGAACGTGACACCGTGGTTGTGTCTGAGTCTGCCGAGGTCGTAGCACTGCGCAATGTAGGGGAGTCGCACTTGCTCAAGCTGTGCGGTCGTCTTACCAATAAGCAATCGCAAGTTATCATCATGCACTACTACCTCGATATGTCATACGATGACATTGCATTGCGGTTAGGGTGTGGCGTGGGGTCTGTCAAATCGCTACGCAATCGGGCTATAGAACGTCTTCAGGAGCTAGGTCGGCTGATTGATGCCGACCTTGCGGAGAATATGCCAATGGCACACGACACGAATAGCAACTTGACACGCTACTACTAGAATCACCTCGACACCTCCCACGCTACGGCGTGGGGGGTGTTTTTTTGTGCCTTTTTGCCAGTGGTACTTTTTGGCTATGCCAGTGGTGCACATAGTTGCACGGTGTAGCGTGGTCGTGGTGTCCTGCTGTGGTCGATGTGGTGTAGCGTGGTCGTGTCCTGTGCTGTCCTTGATGTCCTGTAGCGTGGTCGTGGTGTAGCGTGCTGTGGTGTGCTGTGTCCTGTGGGTGTGCTGTGCTGTGTCCTCTGGTCGTGCTGTGTGCTGTGTGCTGTGGGCACGGCATGGTGTAGCGTGCTGTGTGCTGTGGGTGTAGCGTGCTGTGCTGTGGTGTAGCCATGGGGAGGTGCTGTGCTGTCCTGCTGTGGTCGTGGCTATCCGTTTACACTTTACAACGTGGACCACATCAACGCCACCACCAGACGCGCCAAGCATGGCCAAAAAACGGCCAAAAATCTGGAGCACAGCACGACCAGGCACACGGCCGCACTATCTCCTACTACTCGGCGTCAAAATTCGCGCGGGTAGATGCAACAAGGCCGGCCTATTGCTAGGCCGGCCTCGGTTCTGGTTCGTGTGTGTGTTGGTTGGTTGGTTGGTTCGTTGCTTCTGTTGTTTTTTAGTGGTAGTTGAACTGGATTACTCGGCGCGTTGCGTTGCTCTTAAATCGTGACGGTGAACACAACATACAATCAATGCATTTAATACGACCATTTGTAATTTGGTTAGGGCATGGCACTATCTTCACATCATCTTGTAGTACCGCGTTTTCATTCCCTTGCTTGACGGTGGTACACATCCACCCAAGCGCGCGTGCTTCTGCTATTTGCTCGTATGTATCACACGATGCCATAAAGTAGCGTTTAAGCGGTTGCGCGTCCTCGTCTTGCCAGCAGTGAGTATATCCTATGATTGTTATACCTACATCGAGAAGTTGTTCACATACATCTACAATGGCATTCACATACTCAGCATGTACTTTTTCGGTCTTTGGGTCTATGATGTCACCGACCTCGTGAAAACGAACAAGTGATATATACTTATATTCCTCGTCGAAGTCACGACACAAAAAGAACTTTTTAAACTCGTTGCGGAACTTGTCTACATCAATACCACCGTTTTTGTTGTGGAATGCCACGCGCCCTTTTAGCGTGTAGCACTTGTACGGACTTTCATTTTCAGGATGAAACACACACGACAACGGGCAATTGTCACCGACATTCGTATACGTTGCAATAACTTCGTGATGTCGATTACGACCAGATAACTTGCTGACCTCACTATTAAAAACGACCTTCATACAATAACCTCACTATATAATAATATGCCTACAATCTACCGTATAGATGATAGAAAACGATACGACGGTATACACATTACACAATAGGACCAATTGCAGCACATCGAGACGATCACCACGACTGGCACCGCGGCTATTGCGCAACAAGCGCGAAACGCGACGCGCGGCGCGCGCATTTTTTTATACTACTCGGCGTCAAAATTCGCGCGCATATTTGCCGTATCTTTTCGGTGTGCGTGGTCGGTAGATAGGTGTGAGTCGTTTGTATATGGGAGGTTTGCTGTTATGTTACTTTATCCTACTCAGGCGGAGAAAGAGCGTTTTAGCGAGTATGTGATTCGACAAGCATTCAATGATGCGCAAGAAAAGATTGCAAACTTTTCTCCAACGTTTGCGTGTGGGTTTGCGTGGTTGGATGTCGAGGCGGTCGGTGCTATGGCAAAAGTGCTCAAACAGATTGGTTTTACCAAAGTCACTGGCAAGCGCAATACGTACCGTAAGCACATCCAGATTGACACGCAAATGGTGATGACACAATACGAGTTTGCGACACACGTTGCAAAAATGCTTCTCGAATATGCGCGCGATAAAGTCGGCAAGCAAATCGGTTTGCGTGGTGCGAAAGTTGATTACATCCTAGACTAAACAAAACACACAATAAAAAACCGTGTCAGCGTAATGCTGGCGCGGTTTTTTATCCGTATCTTTTCGGTGTGCGTGGTCGGTAGATAGGTGTGAGTTGTTCGTATAATTGGAGGAAGTTATGAAGTACAGAGTTGTGGTGTTACATTGTGATCGTGTTGCTGGTATGTACGTGGTTGATGCAGAGCATACTCCTGTTACATCACTGCCAGAATTTTGGTTGCGGAGACACGCAGATGAAAATGCTAAAATGCAATCAAATGGTGATGACATCAATATGTATCGTGTTAGCACTCAGTACAACGCATCGCATGATAATGACAACTTGCAACATACGTATGCAGTAATCACAGATGACAATTTGATTATGGCAACGTATCGCAATGGAGAAACAAAATCATATGCAATGCATTCACACGATGGTTTTTTGATTACGAGTCGCGTGTTATCCTAGCGTGCATATTTATAAATACCGTGCCAGTGTAATGCTGGCACGGTATTTTTTTGCACTCGATGCTGGTATACATTACACATCTGGCCACAACCCCACCACCAACACCCATCACCCCATGATACACATATTGCATTGATAAATCATCCATGATACAATAGTAATTAGCACATATATTAATATACTACTCGGGGTAAAATTACGCGCGCAGATTTGACCGTATCTTTTCCTCGTGCGTATACGGTATATGTGTAGACGTCGCAAGACGTTTGGTTCTTCTTCTTTGCTAGGAGTGTATCGTGAAAAAACACAACCCAACCCATGTCGAGATGTTGCTCATGCTCGACGAAATCGACGAGTCAATCACCAGCGTGGCCAGTGAGAGTGACGGCAATCTGATTGCGCACATGCGTCACAGCATGCATGAGGACAGCATGGTGTCTGACGCCGAGATTATGGACGCCATCAACGAGTGGCGTGAGATTCACTACGTGCCAGCAGTCACTGACATTGAGAGCGACATTGCAATGTTCGTATCTCTCAAGGGCAAAGCTGAGGTGATTGAAGGACAAATCAAAGATGTGCGCACGCGCATCCATGAGTACGTCACCACCAATGGCACGACTAAGACCGAGCTGGCTACCGCATCACTGACAAAAGCGTCAACGCGTGTCACCTATGATGCCAAGATGCTTGACTCACTTATGGCAACCATGGTGGCCAATGGACACCACGAGTATGCTGAGGTGTTGAGCCATGCGCGCAAGGAGACCACTGGTGAGCCAGTCCTGTTGATTAAGCGTAATAAGGAGTAATCATGAAAAAGTTCATTGTCATTGCTGTGGTGTTTAGCTTCTGCGCTGTCCTTGGCACGTGTGTCAAGCCAACCACGCCAGCCACGCAGACACGCCCAACTGACGTGCCAACGAGTACCACTGAGAAACCTACCTACACGGTGAGTATGTGCGACCGTTGGACGTGGACGGAGAACACGCTCGAGGTACTAGAGATGATGCCAGACGCTATCACGCTTGATCTCGTCGATGCACTTATCACAAAGTATGATGCGATTCGCGCTCCATATGACTGTGGTCACAGTGAGTTGTTGGACCAAATCGACACCGAAGTACGACTGGCACTTGCCGCAAAACGTACTGCATTCATGGTCAGTGAAGGCAAGGCAATCAACCGCAATGCAGAAGCCGAAATGCACATGATAGCTGCAACCAAGGCTCTCACTGAGTACACCGCAAAGCAGTAGTTCATACCGCACCAGTACACCGTATCGCTATGGTGTACTGGTGCGGTAGATATATGCACAAGAAAGGAGCTGTGTATGAGCGTGGTAACAATGAATCGGGTGGTGTTTGGTGGTGCGCACATCTTTGCACCAGAGCGTGTTGGATGGTCTGGCATATCGGTAATCGGCGAGAGCAAAGTACACATTGACATCTCATTTCAATCTGGAGTCAATCGGTTCTTGCTTTTGGTTGTCACTGACTCGTATCGCGAAACCTATTGGGGGTCAGCAGAGCAGGTGATTGACTATGCAATGACTGCATGTGGCGAGGGTCTGTACTTCCCAAAAGACAATCTCATGAATCAATCGGTTGAGCGTGTGGTAATGGAACGTTTTAATAGAAGTGAGGCAACCAATGACGAATCGTAAGCTTGAGAACTACGTACCAGTTGCGAAGCGCATCTATGATGCATCGCCAGAAATCATCCGCATTGAAACATCTGCGCCAGTCATGTTGACTGACAAGATGGGGTACATCCGCGCTACGGTATTCATGCGTGGTGATCGCTCGGCAAGTGCCACAGCAACGTTCGTGCTTGGCCTCCAAGGGCAAGGCGCACGTGCCACCAATCCTATCGAAGACTGTGAGACTTCTGCCGTGGGTCGCGCACTGGCATTCCTTGGGTATACTGCTGACGAGCGACTTGGCTACAGCGTAGCAAGCCGTGAGGAGGTCGAGGAAGCCATTCGGCGTGAGATGGCAATTGGTAAGCTACAAGATACGGTGGCTACCGTTACTCAACCAAAGAATTCGCGCGAAGACTTGACTGACCGCATGGTGCTACGCATCATACAGCTCGTAAAGGAAGCAGAGCACAAAGCAGTGAACTTGAATCACCCACTGCTGACCCTGTTCAACGATGACATTGACCAGTTATCTGAGGCTGAACTTGTCACGCTTGGCAAGTACATTACTGAGGAGATAAAGAGCTATGCCTAACCAACTCGCAAGGGCTCTCGTTGATGCCATCAAGAACACACGACAGTGCATTGCGTCAGAGCAAACGATCATGAAAGATTTGGACCGCAAGCTTGAGTTAATGCTCACGTTTGCGAACGCACTTGACCACGTTGGATTTTCTGATGATGATGGACTAGCAGACCAACAGGCTCGTATGCTGGCAAAATCAATTCAGGATATGTCTAAGACAATCATTGCATGTTCGATACGTATCGAAGATTCACACAAGTCGTATGTGGTTCTGGACCGTTGCATCAAGGAAATGATGCCGACAATTAATGAGAAGATGAAATAATCTAAGCATGGGTGGGCATGGCAACGTGCCCACCCAAAGGAGAATCAGATGCGCGCAAAACAACTTGACATCATTGGGAACACCACGGTTACGACCACGGTTGATGAGCATGTGTACAATGAGGTGGTAGCAACAGGAAATCTGTCACAAGCAATTCGTACTGCATATGATGCGTGGGTAGGTGCGTACTGCCCATTGGTGCCAGCACCATTTAGTCGCAAGCACGTGAGCATCGGTTGCTACATGACTGAAGATGACTACTACAGCACACGAGCCATTGCACTTTCACGTCGATGGTCAATCGCCAAGACACTACGTACCGCACTCAACTGGTACTACTATCATCGGAGCTAGTCATGCATTACACACGAATACCACAAGCGTATTTTGATATACTCCCACAGCTATCTGGTGCAGATGCCAAGATCCTGCTTGTGGTATTTCGGTGTACGCTTGGGTGGAATAAGAACACCGCAATCATTAGCTTATCAGTCATGGCTAAACAGACTGGTGTGACCACACGTCAGATTACTGAATCCATCAAGCGCATACGGCTGATGGGGATTGTCACGGTAGAGCAGACAACTAAAGGGTATCGCTATACCGTCAACGATACACCAACATCACCAACTATAGAAGAAACTTCTATAGAAGAAACTTCTACACCAGAGCCAACTATAGAAGAAACTTCTATAAAAGTATCGAAGAAAGTTCTACCATATAAAGAAAAGAAAGAAAGTATAGATACTACATCTCACGATGTAGTACGAAAGCGAGCACGCAAGCCAAAGCAAGTGCCACCAGCTGACGAGCAAGAGCGTACCGCACTTACGATATTTCGACAGGTGCATAGACTAAACGTACCGATTGCGGTACGAGACACGGTAGTACAACAGGTGACAGATCTCGACAGGTGGACACAGATTTGCACCGAGTGGATAGGTAAGGGCTTTAGACCTGGCAACGTAAATGGATGTCTACAAGTGTATCAGCAGGGATGGAGAACAAATGAGTCACGACAACGACAACGCGGAGATGTACAGGAACAACGTCGTAACGAGCGGATGGCGCAAAATCTTGCCGAGTATGACAAGCAAAACCCCACTTGAGGAAATCGGTGTAGTCACTCCAAGCATGACTGGCGAGGAAGTCTACGAGGCATCTAAGGCATACTGGAAAGACTACTACCAGAATCGTGCCAAGAAGCGCAAAGCGGTTACCCTTAATCGCACCAAGCCTTGGGTAGATGGGTGCAAGTGCGACGGTGCTGGGTGGTATATGCTCGATGTTGACCCAATGGACTATCGGTATCGCCAGCTACAACGGTGCATTTGCAACGGATCTGGCCAATCATTTCGACACTCTTTGCATACCTTTGCAGAGGACACGTTCGAATCGTTTGATATTGAACGCAAGCTTGAGCCTTTCAATGCTGGTGGTATCACTATCAACACGGACACACAGAAGCGCATGTTGCTTCGTGCGTACAACACGCTACTGAATGATGACATTGCAAATACCACGAGTTACTACCTGTGGGGTCTTGTAGGGTGTGGTAAATCGCACCTTGCACGTGCATGGGGCATCAAGTACGCTGATGCTGGCTATAGCGTTGAGTATCGCGCTATGCTAAATCTGGTTGGTGAGTTGATGAACGCCATCAAAGAGAAGCGTGTTGAGCATGTAATCAGCACCATGATTGACGCAGACATTCTCATCATCGACGACATCGGTGCAGAGTCAGAGCAATCAGACTTTATCCGTAGCTGTGTCCTGCGTATCATTGATGGTCGTATGAGAAAGAAAACGTTGTTTACTAGCAACGTTGACCCAGCTGACTTGCACACAGTGATGGATGAGCGCATTGCCGACCGCATCAATCAGAGCACTCGACTCTGGCTACCACTTCAGTCATATCGTAAGTTACTACGAAAGGATTGATATGAATAAAGCCAGCTCAGGCTTTTCTAGGACGCGTTGTAATTGCGATAGTGGCACATCGTATAGGTATTAGAATTATGGAGGCTTACAGTGGCAAACAAGTGGACTAGCGAGCAAGTCAACGAGTTACAAGATTTGGTATCTCGTGGTCTGACAGTTAAGCAGATAGCAAAACTCATTGACCGTACCGTGGCGTCGGTACATCTAAAGGTCAAGCGCACAAACGTCAATACCGAAGTTGAAACCATTGCACTCTCTGAACTGGCTACAAAGATTGGCATACATCGCAACAACCTTGGTGCATACCTAATCAGAGAAAACATCAAGCCACATCTGATACGTGGTAATAAGTATTACTATAAGCTTTCAGACATCCAAGAGTGGTTTGACAATGGTTTTGCGCTTTCATGTGTAGTGCATCATGTTCCACTCTCAAATGAGATTTGGGATATGATACATGCATCAACTCGGGATAGCGAACATCTTACGACCAGAAAAATAATCTGTGATGCGTTTAACGTGTATAGTAGCCACGTAGGTTACTGGATTCGAAGTATGGGATTCCCAAGTCCAGTATCACGGTCGAACATTGGTCATGTGTTTATTCGCAAGGATGTTGAAGAGTGGGCAGTGAAAAACAACAAGACTCATGGCAGTCTAAAAATCAACGTAGACGATCTCATTGCAAATCGTTTCAACGATGGGGAGTAGTGCTTCCATATCCACCCAGCATTAACCATGCGTATCAAATGCACCATGGGCGCAAGATACTTAAACCAGAAGTGGCTGAGTATAAATCAACCATTGCGCTCATGGTGGCAAGTGCCAAGCAAACGTATGGAGAACCACCAACACCATTTCAAATGTTTGTCTATGTGTATCCACCAGATAGACGAAAGCGCGACTTGGACAACATATTGAAAATAATGCAAGACGGTGTTGCCACTGGCTTATGCGTTGACGATTCAATCATCAATGCAATAGCAGTAATTCGATGCGATATTGTTCAACACGGTTTGGTAGAAGTGATATTTACGGAATGTAATGCTGACGTATGGATTGAACAACACGGCAGATGTCAGCATGATAGGCTTGAGAAGTTTGGACTTTTGTTGCCAAATCGTTGAATGTAACCATAGTACCACGTTGTGGGACGCGCAGTTGTTTTTGTGACATCTTGGTAAACGTCTTCAAGTGCTCGTCTAATCCATCATCGAGCACCGTGTATTGCAAGAGCAATGCGTAGTATGATGCAATGCCGTGACTCAGTGATGCGTGCTTTACTGGCAACAATGCAGATACGCTATACTTGCGCATTAAATCGTTTCGAAAGAAATCGGTATCTACTACTGACATAGCAAATGGAATGAGATTGCCAATGCCAGTAAGCGCGCCATACGTAGAGTAGGTGCTTACCAGCAAGTGCTTTTCGTCATAGTCTATGTGCTGGATGTTGCTGTTACACCAGTTTATTAGAAACTGATAGCGACAATGTGAGCCTAACAAAATGTTCTGATTCAGATAATCCATAATCACCTACTACTAATCTTGAACTTCTTACCCTTGCGTAGAACTGCAATATCGTACATGCTGTCATTGAGTGCGCTTGGCTCGAGTACAAGCTGATAGCCGTTGCGGTCAATCTGAAGTGATACACGATCAACGTATGAAAACCCAGGGTATGCTGTTGGGCTATTCACGTAATATAGTGGCTTCAATTCTTGAATAGCCAAGTTGCGATCTGGTAGTACCTGTGTGGGTGGTATCTCATTTCCAGCAACGCTATATATCTTTGAAGACCCCACGCTTTTCACGTAGTGCACTGTCTTGTCATTGATGGCCGATAGTTGAAACGAGAAAAAACCATACGGATCTACTCCATACGATATTACTTGACCAGTTGACGTGCCAGCACTAAATGCGTCATCAAGAAGCTGATTGTATGTGGTGTATGCTTGCCACGTGCTCGTGTTGTCAATATTGACACCAGTGGTAAGCATTCCACTGCCAATCTGAAAATACGTATTATTCGTGATAGCCGCATTAATCCACGTATTGATTTGCACAGCAGTGTCAGTAAGAGCTGCTGGTGTGAATGCGGATGTTATTGCTGTCCAGTTAGTGATGCTGTAATATCCTAAGCACTCGAGGGTGACTTGACATCGCTGGCTAGATCGTGTGTCCGCATTGGTACGTGTTTCTACCTGTGGCGCACCAAACAGCGTAAGTTGCTGAGTAAGAATGGCAGTGCGAGCACCAGCACTGATTGCAGTAGAGTATGGTGTTACTACACGCAACTTGTCTGCGTAGGTCTGTGCCACGTTGGCGTCAAACAATGTAGCAGTTACTGCGTTGTTTTGATACATGATGTATCGTGATGCGTAATTCTCTAAGCCAATAGAAGTGGTAGAGCTACCATAGTCTACCGTGACGCGATTAACAAATCCTGACCATATCTGTTGTGCGTATTGGTCAAACACACGCACATGACGCAAAATACAGTCGAGGTACTGCATTGCATCGTCAAGTGGTACATCAATGTTGATGGTGGCAGACTCGCATCCACCACGCGCTGTGATGGAGTGTTGGTACGTTGTCATACCATCAGTGATATTAAACACATCATCTGTGGATGGGCGGCCATATAAACCACGATTAAGTAGTGTAAGTGATAGTGATTCTATCATGAACCCACCGATTGATATAAGTGAGCAAAACGAAATTGACCATAAAGAAACGGCTCAGTAATTGGGTCGTTGTCAATTTCACAATTGGCGTTCATGAAAACCACATACCCATACAGTATGCTGTCATTTTTTTGCATACGAATGGGGGTTCCTCGAACCTCCATTGCCTGATTATACTTATACCGCAAATCAATACCAGTGCCAAATAAGTAATTTACAGATGTGGAAATTACACCCTTTATTGATGGCAGTGGTTGTGATGGCAGATTCAGATTGTCATAGAATGATGAAACACGATATTGTACTGCTGGCGTGCTTGAGCCAATTAAACTGCTTGATACTGTAGGAAACATCTGCACGACGTTCATTGACCGAAACATTGTTACTGATGTAAGCGAGTATGTGCGAGATGAGCCACGATTGATGTTTCTGGCCGTAATTGTGATGGGTATCTGATATGAGTTATCGTAGTTTGGCATGCCAGCAAAGATACCTTGAATGTCTATTGGTGGCAACTGAAATACTCTGCGTGTTCCGCTAGAAGAAATCTGTGTACCTACTGACCTCACATATGGTGTAGAAAATCCTTGGATAGTAGCGCGAATTTCAATCTCATTTGATTGCACATCACCAACCATAATAATGGATAGTGGGCATCCAATTGAGTCAATATCTTGCACGTTGTAGTTATATGTACCAATAGTGACACTTGATCCAGCAGTAAGTGTGCCAGATGCCAATATTGACTGTTGAAAAAATGTGTCATCAGTAATAAAGTTAAATATGCATGGACCAATAGTTGATGTTGCTACTGGTAGTTGAAAGTTAAAGTCAATATTGACCATATCTCCAAGATTAAAAAGCGTACCAATATTATCATATACAGTAAATCGTAACTGATTAAAAATATTTGTAATTATTGACGTATATGATACTGCGGCATCACTTCCGTATGGAGAGCGAGTAATTTTCAATCGTAAATACAACGATGGCAATGGTAACTTTACGTCACGACCAAATGTTGTATTGTCTTCTTGAATGTTTGCAGACTGTACAAACCACTCTGTAAAAGTGGTGTCACTTGGACGTTTGATACCAATCACCGCTGGCATGCCATATGATTGGCTTGTAAGCGCAAGACGCAAATACTTCACTACTTCGTATACTACTTCGCGTGTTTTACCACTAATTACAATTCGTAGTTCATCATCTTGCACCTCAGCACCACGTTGAACAAGCTCTTGCGTGAGTGTGAATGGACTGCCACCACTATACACGTCAATAAAATTGGTGGCACGTGGCATAAACGTGTTGCCATTGCCATCAGACAATACTGATATATGTGTCGTAGTGCTACTAAATAAGTTAGTCACATCGAGCGTACTTGAGTTGCCCACGTATGGATTGCCATTGGTGTTGTTGATATGCATTGGTGCATAGTATTTTGACCACGATCCGTACATTATGGTGCTCTCTGATTCTGCTGGCGTTGCAACGTGTCCAGCACTATGCGAGCGATTTCATTCGGGTCTGCCTGTGTAGTGACTGAAATCGAAATACCACCAACGTTGACTGTGGTTGTGGTTACAGTCACATCACCACCACCACCACCACCAACGTTGACCCCACCAATCGAATTGAACATGTTTAGTTGTTCTGGTGTAAGTATGCTGGCATTCTCTTTTACGTTTGCTAGTGCTTGCGCAAGTAGTATTAAGCTGCCGCGCATCGCATCAACCTTGTCAACATATGTACCAGATAAATCAGTGATTGCTGTTTTGGCAATCTCCAGACCCTCAACAATAGACTTACGTTTTGTTTCGTCTACATCTGTGAGTGCCATCACGCCATCAATGGCGTCCTGAATCATCTGCTTGCGTGCGGCTCGCTCTTCTTCACCCTCTTGGTTTGCCGCAGCTTGAGCTAATCCTACTCGAGTGTCATAGTACGTATTGAGTTCGCCAAGTGCTTGGTCATAAATCTGTTGCGCACGTTGCTGGGCCTCTGGATCACCTTCCAAACGCACCTTAGTATCATGCAACTTCCAATTAAGTTGCTCAGTATCTTTGATGCGGTCTTTTTCAATTCCAAGATACTCTTTGGCAAAACTAGCTTGACCATTTACTGCAAGGTCATTTGCTTTGCGCGTAGCTTCAATCAGTTGCAGTCTAGAATACGCTTCAATGTTTTCACGAGCAAGTAGGCGTTGTCGGTCTTTATCTTCAAGCTTGCTGTTTCGACCTTCTACCAAATCGAGGTCGTTTGCAGTCATTTCGTACTGGCTACGTTGAAGCGTCGTAACCATATCGGCATAGAATTCCTGCAAGTCACGAATGCGCTTGCGGTACATTTCTTTGTCGTACTCAATGATTTTTTCGTTTGCCTCAGCCGCCATTTGAAGCATACGGTCATTGTTGTCCTTGACAACACCGTTGCGCTTCTTAAGCTCCTTGTCAACGTTCTCAGAGATAGCTGCTGGAACATTAGCAAGACCAGAGTATGCGCGAAACATTTCACGGTCTGCTTGGCCAAGCTTACCAAGACCCTCAGTACCAGGTATGTATATGCCAGTAATCTCACGTCGAATCTTAGCAAAGTCAATGCTTTGCAAGTTGTGGAATGAGGTGATGAGTGAGATTACTTGTTCAGTGCTCACCCCCATAGCCCTTGCAATTTCATCAGCATTCTTAGTAAGCAGACTCAACGGTAAGAGCGTCTCTTCGGCAGTATATCCAAGCTGATACATTGCCTGATTGTTGTTTGCCAATTGCTCAAATACAATTTGCATATTTTGAGCAAGCAACATGTTCATATACGAACTTTGCTCTTGCTGTTGGTTTGCCTGAATTGTTGATGCAATCAAGTCCTGATATGTGCGCTTTACCTCATCAGCAGCTTCTGCCAATCCATATAGCTTATTGATCCCCTCTTCGGTAAGGTTATTCAATAACAGTTGTGCATCAATATATTCTTTGGCTTGATTTGTTGTTGTACCAAGCGCAGTGGAAAGAATATGAACCGCTTTATTGTAGTCAGTCACCGCAAGCTTTGCGGCTGCATTTGTGTGCAACTCTAATCGGCGAGCCTCAATTGCCTGATTCGACTTTTCAATTGCATCATCAATTGCTCGTCTATAGTCACCAGAGTAAATGCCAGCAAACGCAATGCGTTGTTCTTCGGCTAATTGCAGTGCTTCTGTTGCCATGCGTCGTTGTATAGCAGCACTTGTTCTATATGCTTGTTCTTCAGCATCAATGCGCGCTTTTACTGTTTCGCTTTGAATAACACCAGAACGCACATACTCTTCATACAGTATTTGCTGTTCTTTTGTTAGCTGACCAGTTAGGTCTAATTGCTGTAATGTGCCATCCATTCCAGCTCTATTGTAGGCTTGAAACGCTTGCAATCCCAGACTTGCATATGCCAGATGTTCTGCCATTTGTGCAAACGCTGGTTGAGCCAGCTGAGAAAAAAATTGACCAACAGTATCAGCTGCATTTGAAGATGCCACCTCAAAATGTCGGTATGTTCTAGTCACATTCTCTAAACGAGCTTGAAGTACACTGGCCTCAATACCTTGAGAACGAAGTAATTCATTCAAGCCAGCAACCTGAATTGATGCGTTTCCTGCCTGTCTTGCAAGCCTATTCACATCATCAGCTGGCAATTCAAAACGACGTCGTAGCGACATAGGATCGCCCGACATCAATTCTTGCAGTGCTATGGTTGCGCCTTGGATTCCCTGTACTGGGTCTCGAAGTGTCAACAGCTGAAGTGCGTCATTGATTTCTCTAACGCTTACTCCATACGCATGTGACATCTGTTGAACTTTCAACAGGTTGTCTGTATTTTCTGCAAGCGTGCCACCAAATGCCATTTGGTTACGAATAGCCGTTGATAGCGACGTGTTGTATAACTCGGTTGTACGAGATGCGTTATATCCTTGCGCTGATATCAACGCTAGCATTGTTGCATGAGCACGAGTAACTTCATTACCGCGTTCAATTAAGTTAAAGAAGTTTTGAAATGCAATTTGCGCTGTGCCAATAGCAAATGTCAGTGAATTGAACACGTGCAAGCCGTGCTCAAATGCACTAAATGCGCCACCACCAAATCTACCACCAGCACCGCCACCACCACCACCTCCCCCAC